GGATTTAGGAATAACGAGCTCTTTATTCTAAGGGTATGCCTTATTGTTACAGAGCAAGCTGGATATGTCAGGTGCAAATCCTGACCCACGCACAAAAAAAGGTCGTTAGATAATAAAAATTAAAAACTAAAAAAATGAATACAATAGCTATGTTTTACGGAATTACACCAAAGGGATTAATTAAATTGATTGATGAACTTGAAGCTGATTGTTTTGGAGATATTGATTGTAGAGATAATGAAAATTCAACAATATATAAATTGACTCATTTATCATATTCACTTAAAACCGAGAAGCAATTTATATATGATAAGGGCTTTTCAACAAGAATCATTAGTGAGAAAAAAATTAAGTAATTAAAAACTAAAATAAAATTATGAGCTTTATAATCATTATACTTGTAGCAATATTCTTTGGCTTTGTTTGTATGGTAATGGCAGAGAAAAGAGGCAGAGAAAAGTATTTAGGATTTTTGTTAGGTTTTCTTTTTGGTATTTGGGCTGTTATTGGTTATCTTTTTGCAGGAGATACTTCAGAGAAAAAAGCAAATCTTATAGCTGATGCAATGAAAAGAAGTAAACAAAAATAAAATGGACAATGTCCGTAATTGGAAACGAAAATAATTAAACAAGATTAAAACTATGGGATTCTTAAAGAAACAAAATAGAGAAGAAAAAAAAGAGTTAAAAGAGAAAGAAAAAGAAGCACAGGAGATAACAAAAAAGTTTTTAGATGAGTTTAAGCAATTAAGAGAAATGTATAATCGTGATTTTAGGGCAGAGCTTAAGTTTTTGGACGGAGGGTCTGGAGGGATAGTTCCTGGTATGAGAATTATTGATATCACAGAACAACTTAAAGCAGAAAAAGAAGCCAAAGAGCAAAAAGAAAATGATAAATAAGAAAGAGAAAAAACTATGATAAAACTAATTTGGCACACAGAACAAAAAAAGATAAACGAGTTGATACCATTTGAGGGTAATCCAAGACAGATGACAGAGAAACAAAATGAGGATTTAAAGAAAAGTTTGGAAAAGTTTAATTTAGTAGAGATACCAGCAGTTGATACAGATAATATAATTGTAGCAGGACATCAGAGATTAAGGATTATGCAGTTGTTAGGCAGGGGAAAAGAGATAATAGATGTGAGAATACCAAACAGGAAATTGACTGACAAAGAGTTTAGGGAATATAACATTAGATCAAACAAGAATCTGGGTGAATGGGATTATGATTTATTAGCTAATTTTAACGAGGAGGTATTAATTGATACAGGATTTGAAAAAGGGGAATTGGACGAGATATTTGGGTTAGAAACAGATGAGGAATTTGATATAGATGAGGCAATGAAAAAAGCCGTTAAGAATCCAAAAGGAATAAAGAAAGGAGATGTTTGGCAATTAGGAGAACATAGATTAGTAATAGGAGATTGCACAAAGAAAGAAAATTGGGAGAAGCTATTGGTGGAGGAAAGATTTGATTTTATGTTTACTGATCCACCATATAAATTAGCGTATGCAAAGAAAAAAACGAAAGGATTAGGGACCAAAAAGATTAGAACAAAAAAAGGATTTGGATACAAGCAACAAAGAAGTTATTTAGGAGTGGAGGAAAGAGGCTCGGTTCCTGAATACGATGAATGGTTATCAATCGCAAGCGAATATCAAAATACGAAAGGAGCGAATATAATGATTTTTGAGTTTTGGAAAAATACTCCTGAGTTGTGGCAAGCAATAGAGAAATATTGGAAAATTAAAAATTTGGTCATCTGGCACACTCCTAATAGGCATCAAAGTTTTGGAATGAAATATCAATTTTTTAATAAGTATGACATAGCTCCATTATCAGGAGATGGTGAATTGAATGAAGGATATGAAAAAGAATTAGAAGATTATTTACAAGAAAAAGGACAGAAACTCTTAGATTCTTATGGAATTTTATTATCTGGACAAAAAGGTAAAAGTTATTGGGAAAGAAAGAAGGGGCACAAATGGGCTAGATTAACAGATCATATTTCTTGGGAAGTAGTTTCAGGCAAAGAAGGTAGTATTATATTTGGAGCGAAGCCACTTCAGATATTAGTTCCTTATGTAAAAATACTAAGCCCAAGAGATGGTATAGTAATGGAACCATTTGCAGGAAGCGGATCAACTATAATCGCCTGTGAAATAATGAAAAGGAAGTGTAGGGCAATAGAAATGTCAGAGATTTATTCAGAAGTAATAATAGCACGCTGGGAAAAGTTTACTGGTCGACAAGCTAAAAAGTTAATCGGACGTTAAGGGATAAAATTATGATAGATTATTTATCATTTAGTGGAAGCAGAACATTGGATTATAACGAAGTCCGTGAGATAATAAGAAAAGAGATAAAGAAACACAAACCTAAGATTGTAGTTACACACGGAGAACCTGCTGGAGTTTGTCAATTGGTTAAGGAGGAGTGCAGGAGATTATCAGTTCCTTTGTTGTTATTTTTTCTGAATGTAAAAAAGAATGGCAGAGGGTGCTATGCTCATAGAACAGTAGAGCTGATGAAATACTCAAGCTATGCTATATTTATTCACGATGGAGAAAGCAAGGGGACTAAAAACGAAATGGAGATAGCAGAGAAAATGAAAATCCCTTACACATATCACAAGGTAGAGATAAACGAATTTTGGGGAAACCCAAACGAAATAGACTTATCGATAGAAGATGAGTTAATAATAGAATAAGTTAAATAAAACTATGTATTCAGAAGAAAGACAACAAGAACATATAAGTCAGATAAGGAGAATTCTTGTAGTTAAACCAGAAGCAAGTATTCTTGATATTAAAGATTCTTTAGAAAAGCAAAGGAAACCATTGAAGCTTGATAAAGATTATATTAATAAGCTGGTCAATAAAATCAGAAAGGAAAGAGTAAAGAGGTTAGACCATTATACAATCAATGTGGTATTAGCAGAGTTTCAAGATGAGGTAGAGGAACTTAAAAAAAGATTATGGCTTATTATAACAAACCCAAACAGTTCAGACCAAAGCAAGATATCTGCTATTAGAGAGTTAAGGACGAGTAGCAAGGATCTATTCGATAAAATGTTCGATGCAGGCGCGTTTAAGCGAAAGCTTGGAGAGGTTCAAATAGGAAAAAGTTTAAGTAAGGAGGAACAAGATTTAATAAAACAAGCAATAGAACTAAACTATGGCACAGAAGAAGATCCAAACAGCACAGCCACATACAGCAAAGGAGATGGATCTGGAGACACTTCAGGAGAAGATAAAAAACAATAGTGACTTCAGAAAGAAATTAGTCAGTGACGATTTGCTATGGTTTTCTATGATTTATTTTCAGAAGTATTTTTTCTATAAGACAGCGCCATTCCAGAAAGAGATATATAAAATACTTCAAGCAGGAAATAGCTTTAATGAGATTATTGCATTTAGAGGAAGTGCCAAGACAACGATCTCAACTCTTTTCTATCCTATCTGGGCTATGGTGACAGGTAGAAAACATCACATAGTTTTAATTGCTGATACCTTTTCACAGATTAAAGATCATATTTATAATCTGAAAAATGAACTTGAAAACAACGAAAGATTGAAAGAAGACTTTGGAACATTTGAGGTTGAGTTAGAAACACAGAAAAGACAGGAGTGGCAAAAGACATCAATGATAATCCCAAAGTATGATACAAAGATAATAGGCAAGTCAACAGGACAGAAAGTCAGGGGAATAAGATATAAGCAATGGCGACCAGATTTGATTATAATTGATGACATTGAGGACTTGGAAATGATAAGAACGGTAGAACAGAGAGATAAAACTTATCGTTGGCTAACAGGAAATGTAATACCGGCAGGAGAGAGAGGGAAAACAAAATATATCTTGATTGGAAATCTATTACACTCTGACGCAATAATGAATAGAATAAAAAAAGAAATAGAGGAGGGTAATAGAGAGGGCAAGGTAGTTGAATTTCCTTTGCTTGATAAAAATGGTAATATATTATGGAAAGGGAAATACCCGGATATGAAAGCAATTGAAGCAGAGGAGAAACAAGTAGGAGGCAATAGCTTAATAGGAATGAGAGCGTGGCAAAGAGAATACCTTTTAAGATTAGTGCCAGAGGAAGGACAGGTTATCAGAGACGAGTGGATACAACGCTATGATACTATTCCAGATGATGATGTTATAATAAAAG